CCTTATTGATGAAAGGATTACTCGTCTAGTATCACTGTTTATGTCCGCACTGAACCGTGCTAATGTACGTGCCTTTCCAGTAGAGAGCGGTGACATAGCTAGAAGTAAGGTAGTATCAGGTTTCCTTAAGTGGATGGTAAGTTCGGGTTACATACCTCGCTTTCACAGGGAGATGGAACTAGCAGCTAACTATATGCTGGAGAGGGGTATAATTATTTCCTACGTAGGCTGGCAGATGGAGGACCGCAGGTTTATACAGGAACTGGACATTGAACAAATCAGTCAGTTAAGCCCAGAGATAGCAATGGCCGTCCAGCAAGGTAACTCGGACGAAGAACTAATACTTTTACTTCAAAATGTTTTTGAGGGCGTTACTGAAAAAAGAGCAAAGAAAGCACTAAAGGATCTACGCAAAAAGGGAACCGCTGAGTTGCCTGTAGTCCGAAGACAAGTCAATGCGCCTGACGTTAAGACGTTAGCCCCTGACGGAGACTTCTTCTTTCCTACTTATGTGACTGACCCTCAGCGAGCGCCTTACTGCTTCTGGCGTACTTACTATACCCCGCAAGAACTAGAAAACAAAGTCGTCACCGATGGATGGGACGAGGACTTCGTTGAATACGTTATTGATAAATATCGTGGTGTAAACATAGATAGTATAGAACGTGAACAGGAAGGTCGCCGTAGCTTAAGCCTAACGGACAATGCCTACGAAGCTGAGGAGTTAATTGAACTCTGCTATGGTTATCAAAGGCTAATAGATGAAGAGGATGGAGCAGAAGGCATTTATTGTACTGTCTTCCACCGTGAGTTCGATGGCAATGAACTAGCACCTGGATATGCTAAGTTCGAGTTACTTAATGGATACGAGGACTATCCCGTGGTTGTGACAAAGTTGTCCGAGGACAGCAAGCGCCTATATGATACAACGACCATCCCTTCGGTGCTGAGGGGTATCCAGAATCAAGTAAAGGTCGAAAGGGACTCAAGGGTTGACAGGAATAGTCTAGCTACACTACCTCCTATCCTGCACCCAGTAGGACAAGCCCCGACTGATTGGGGACCAGGCAGAATGATTCCATATCGACGTAAGGGTGACCTGGACTTTGCACCATCCCCAGCTTATAACAATGGTTCGGCTGAAATGGAGACTACACTTACTACACTAGCTGACAGGTTAGTAGGACTGGATGATTCACAAATTAGTCAAGTACGTAAACAATTCTTAGTTGATAAGTTCCTTAGCCACACAGCGGAGGTTCTGCGTATGGCTTACAAGTGCTTCCAACGCTTTGGACCCGATGAGGTCTTCTTTAGAGTAACAGGTGTCCCTGATCCACAGATTTTAAACAAGGGTAACCCTGATGAAAACTTTGACATAATGATTAACTTCGATGTACTTAACACTGATCCAGAAACAGTTCAGGTTAAGTTACAACAATTTGTTGCTCTTAATCAACTAAATGCTAATGGTCGTCTAAATGTAGATGCTTTACTGGATGTAGCTGCTGCAAGCATTGACCCAGTTATGGCTGATGCTGTACTTCAACCAGTTGAGAATGCACAGCAACAAGTAATCAAAGATGTTACCGATGACTTGACAAAGATATTCGCAGGTATTGAAATGCCAGCTAGACCAGCAGGAGCGCAGATTGCATTGCAAACAATACAACAGTACACACAGCAACCAGATGTCGCACAGAGACTTCAAAGTGATGAAGCCTTCCGTGCAAGAATGGAGAAGTACGCAGGGCAGTACACATTCCAGATGCAACAAGCGCAGAATGCACAGATAGGTCGAGTAGGCACAGCACCCGCACAGATGGGTAGCATTCAAACCCAGAATATGTAATGCAGATACAGGATGATATTAAGACGCTTTATAACTATGAGGCGTTCGCTAGATTTATTAAATTGATTCACAACCTCAGAGAAGAGGCAATAGAGGAACTTCACGAGGCTAGTATTGAGACTATACAACAGGTATCAGGTCGTATAATTACCTATGACCAGGTGCTACAATTGGTTAACTGGGAAGAGTTAGTAAAGAGGCATTCTGATTATATGTAAACCTCTGTGTTATAATCCGCTTATCGCCATCGCTCGGCGTTAATGAGTGGACAATATTATGACAGACGAAATCGCAACTGCTGACGCTGAGGCAGGTAAAATATCAGTGGAAAAAACAAATATATCCGTCACGGATTTTGCTCAACGGCGAATTGGTGAGATGATGCCCAAGGAAGAACCAAAGGCAGAAGCTCAACAGGAAACCGAAGAACCAGAAGCCGAGGAGGTCGAAACCGAGGAAGTCGAACAAGAAGAAGTCCAAGAGACTGCTGCTGAGGAGACAACCGAGGTAGAGGAATCCGAAGACGTTCTTTCACAGTTGGACCTCGACGATATGTCAGAGGAGGATTTACGGGAACTATCTGAGAAACTCGGAAGCCGTGCTGTAGCTCGATTCGGTGAATTGACTGCTAAACGCAAAGCTGCTGAAGAGAGACTCGCTCAGTTAGAATCACGTCTCAAAGAAAAACCTAATCCATTACAAAACAATAAGGTAGAAAATAATCCTTTTAGTAATCTCGATACGATTGAGAAGCTACAGGATAAAGCCAAAGAAGTAGATAGTATTGTAGAATGGGCAGAAGATATTCTTTTTGAAAGTGATAATTATGCTGCGGATGATGTAGTAACCGAAGTAGAAGGCAAGGAGCTAACAAAGGCTGATGTGCGGAAGTCCTTATTACAGGCACGTAAAGCACAGAAGACTTTCTTACCTGACCAGCTTAATACCTTACAGGTACGAGAACAAGGCGTTCAAATGACTGAAGCCTTTAATCAACGTGCCAAGGAAGAGTTAAGTTGGCTTGAGGGTGAGGACAACGATCTACGTAAACAATATGAGGCAACCGTTGGTGACGAAAGGTTTAAGAAACTCAAAGAGGTTCTGAACAAGGAAGCACCTGAGATTGCACCACAGATTGATTACTGGTTCGCTCACGCAACTAACAGCATCTACGGAAGAAAACCTGTAGTGGAAACAAAGGCATCGCCTAAGTTGAACCCACCAAGAACAGGTAATCCAGCCTCAGCCAAATCAGAAAAGTCCCAAGGAAGAACGGCAAAAGCTCTGAAAGAACTTGAAGCAAGATTCAAACAGACAGGTAACGCTAAAGATTTCGCCGAACTTAGAAAACTCAAAATGAGCGCTCGCTCATAACTTAACTTAAATTAATACTCATTATCATTATTTAAAATGGCATTCTCAAATACATTCGATACCACTAACACTGGTTCTGGTGTTTCCAATCGTGAGGACTTGACAGATGTCTTGACTATCCTTGCGCCTGAGGAAACTCCTATTCTTTCGATGGCTAATAAAGAACGTGCATCCGCAACTAATGTTGAGTGGACTGTTGACAGCCTTGCTGACCCAGTAACTACTGGTATCTCTGAAGGTGCTGACGTAACAGCTTTCACTGACAAGTTTGCAAGCCGTGCTAGACTTAGCAATCGTATTCAAAAATTCCGCAGGGACTATATGGTTTCCGACTTGCAAGAAGCAGTTGATTCCGTTGGTCCAGCTAAGATCGCTCAAGCAGAAGCTAAAGCTATCCGTGAACTAAAGCGTGACATTGAAGCAACTGTCGCATCCAACAATGACCGTGCTACTGAAGACGGTGCTGGCACAGCCAACGCACTTCGTGGTCTAGGTGACTGGTTGGACAGCGCTGGTCCTTCTGACGTACCCGCTACTTACCGCACACCTGCTGCTAGCATTGAAGATGTTGGTGCTGGTCCTTTCCTTGAATCAGAATTGAACTCAATGATCTCTTCTGTTTTCACTGTAACAGGTAACACAAACAGCCTTATGCTTGTTGCTGACGTTACACTTCGTAACGACATCAGCGAGTTCGCTCGTTTGGATGCAGCTGGTGCAGCTGGAGCTAACGTAGGTGTCCGTTCTGTTAACTATGATGGTAACAGCGGTACAATCAAACTATCAGTTGACCTTTACCAAAGTGACCACGGTGTGGTTTCCATAGTAAATGCTAACCCTGATTGTATGCCAACTACTACTCCAGTTAACTACACAGGTTACCTTCTTAACCCTGAGTACTACGGTGTACACGAACTGATCCCTATGGGTTCAACTCGTTTACCTAACCTTGGTGGTGGAGATCGTGGATTCGTTGATTGCGCTCTTACTCTTGGTATGTACCACCCTGGTGCGCACGGTAAGATTACTAGCTAACCCTTAACTAAGGAGATATAATATTATGGCACAACTAACCATAAACGAAGCAGGTAGTTCTACATTTACCGATTCATTCACCGTTGATGTCAGCGACTTTTCGGTTGATAATGCTGGAACTTTAGCTGATAGTGCAACTAAATCTTTTGACTACGCAATTCCTGCTGGGGCTTACGTTCAAAAGGTTGCATTCAAGCTAAACACAGCGTTTGATGATAGCGGATCAGGATCTCAACTTCAAATTGAAGTTGGTGATGACGATGATCCAAACGGTTACATTGAAGCTAAAGAACTTCACGTTGATTCAACTGAAATTATTTATGCTGTTCAAGATGGAGCTTACTTCAATGACAGCACTACAAGTGATGTTAGAAACGGCAAGTTGTATTCTGCTGCTGGTAAAGAGTTTAAAATGCTCTTCACTCCAGACGTAGGTGGAACTGCTTACTCGTTAAACGAATTGACTCAAGGAAACATTACGTTTTTCTTTGAGATGACTCGTCTTTAATTAAATTCTGGTCGGGGGGCGAAAGCCCCCCACCTTTTTTAATATGGATATAATTGTCCCTAACTTTAAGCGTTACTCGGACGGCGAAATTGATCGTGCCTTTATGAAGGAGATCAAAACTGGGTTTAAACTTGAACGAGACACAGAACACAAAAGGGTAGAACAAGCCCGCAAAGAGGCACAGGAACTAAAAGGCAAGACGCATCCAACATTAGGTAAACCTGTTGCTACAATACCTGCACGAGAGTTTTTTAGACTCACAAAAAAGTACGGTCATCAAACCGTGCATTCAAAAGAATTTTTAAAGTACTATAATAAAAAGTTTCCTGAACTTAGCCCTAACAAAATCTAATGCAGAATAGAACTTACGGTGATCTTTTTAAGTTAATTCAATCCCTAGCTGGGGTTGGATCATTTGCTGAATCAGAACAGGATGACATTGCTAACCTAATTAACCGTAGGTTCCTTCAAGCATTTAACGAAAGCCCTATATGGCCTAGGTACATTGTTTCCTCAGAGAAACGAGACATACTAGCGCTTACTCTTTCAGGAGCTACAGCAAGTACAAGCACTACAGTTAACCAGAACTATAAATTACTGGGTGCTAACACAACTGGTGGTTCTAATGTTTACCAAGGAGCAGGAATAACTGCTGCCGATGGAACTGTAAGTGCAACTGATATTATTATTTACAACACAGGTACAGCTTGGCGTGTTGACACAGGTGCATCAGCAGCTGAACAAGATAGTGGAACATTTACTGTAACTTCTGGAACTCAACAATTTATTGAAGCTGATACAATTAAAAAAGATCAGGTGACTGATGTAGAAACTTTTACTGGACGTGACAGTTCTACTGACTCACTGTTAGTAGAGGGTAAGAACCTTATTCCTTATGCACAAACAGGAAAAACAACCATTGGTTCCTTTAATCGTATTCACAGAAAACAAGCATTCCTAAATGACTCAAGTATTGAATATGACTTCTTTGTGGATTTCACTGGTGCTAATATTCTTAATATTACTTCTAGTACTGATAACTCAGCATTTGTAACATACAAACAAGAATTTCCTCCATTTGAGGTAACATCTGATTTTGGGAATAGTACGGTAGACGTGCCTGGTGAGTTCTTTGCTTACCTTGCTCACGCAACCTATGCTGACTTCCTACGTATGGATGGACAGACTGACAAGGCATTTGCTGAGGAACAAAGAGCCGAGATAGCACTAGCACTTGAGCTAGAAAAAATTGATTTAATTTCTAACAACAATACTGTAAACAAACGGTTCTCTACTTACGTGAATCGTCAATCAAGATAACCCTGTGATATAATACGCATTATGCCTAATTCATTAGTAACCAATCTTTATCCGAAACCTACTCCTGGGGTAAATGACCAAACGCTGACAGTTGATGACACAGCTGGAGGAGTTCAGTTCAGTGCTTTCAATGCCCTTACAAAGTTTATTGTACTGGACGTACAAGTAGCTGATGTTCGTGTAACCTATGATGGCTCCACTCCATCTTCTACAAATGGTCATATACTGTTTGCTGGACGTAGCTATACTTGGAGTAAAGCAGCAGCTGAAGCAGCTAAGTTCTTTGAGGATACCACAACTGACGCAACTATACACGCATCTGAGTTCACTGTCTAATGTCCTCCGAGCTTCTAGCCTCTGGCGTTGATAACCTCAAGGGTCATCTTGCGGGTGCATTCAATGTATTGACTGGTTCTTCAGGGGACTACACCGATCTAGGTATCGGACGTAAGTTCGGTGGAGCAGCAGCAGCGTACTCACTTCGGGACATAGGAGCTATGAACGGACCAGTTGTCCGTGTACGTAGGGATAGTGATAATGCGGAGCGGGACTTCTCAGCCCTAGCAATTTCTTTTATTGCTGATTTTGTTGGTTCAGGTAATAACG